CAGAATTGGATACGGTCAATAAACCGTATCCAACGATACCACTTACTCGGTGGTTTCTCCTGCATCTTCTGTTTCTGCCTCTTCTGCTTCTATAATTGCCTCATCAGCTTGTACTGCTTTAATTTTTGCTACTTCTGCCCTTAAAGCTGATCTTTCAGCTTCTAATTGTGCATTACGTTGTGTTTCGTTGTGTTTCATAAATGCAACCATACGATCAAATTCAGTGCTGTTGTTTACCCGTGGCTCAATAGACGTGAAACTTGGTTCATCGCTATTTTGTACTGATTGATCGATATCTGGTATATTTACAAATACTGCCGCTGATTTTTCAGCTTTAATTTGCACATACGTTGTTGCGGGTGCTGTGTATTGAATTTCTGTTTTTCCGTTTGATGTTCCCACCAATACGGCGTCTAACATTTTGTTGTCGTTTGCGACCCATACTTCGATATTACTGTTTGCAGTAACTTCGAACTTTACATGTCTTGGTTTGCTTGATGCAAATTCAATTACATCACCCGCTTTTGCTTGTGACCATTTACTTATATTGCCGTGTTTAATTCTGTTCATTTCATTTTCCTTTTTAAATTTATGCGGGGTAGGGGAGGACTACCCCGCATTTTATCACTTAACGATACGCGAGGAATCGACTTGTGAAGTGATTGTGTCGTAATCAGATGTTGCATCAGTTTCTTGTAGTCCAGCACCGAATACGGTGTTTCCTACAATCGACATATCTGTAAGACATGTGATTTCAAAACTGTCTGATACTTGATCGGCAAATACTTTTTTGTGCAATCCGCTACATAAATAAAAGTCTTCATTTAGCGTTGGGTTTGTTGACTCTGCCGTCCAAATTTTTGCGCGGTCTTCGTCAAATGCGTCATTTGCAGGGCGGTAATATTTACCACCTACATTTACCGCATCTTTTATCCATTCATGATTTAATGGTGCGTAACCAAATGTTCCATCTGGTGTTGCGTGATTTACATCCGCGTGCTCATTTTTGACCACTGAAATTCGTTCAGGGTCCAAAAAATCTGTGAGATAGTTAGGTAACGTATCTGGATCTGTTGTGTATAAGAAATAATCTTTCTTACGTTCCCAGAGTTGTTCTGGCACTATTTCGGCAGTTATCATTATAACGCCGCCAGTATTCATAGCTGGTGTTCTAATTGACATATCAATTGTTGCCATACCGTTTGTTGCTGACTTATCCAAATTTGCGCCGTCTGTTGCATAACGTTGGTTAAATCCTATCATTGCACGTTGACGACCCAATAATATTGGTTGCTTTAATGCTTCTTCTGGAACTCTAATTCCAGACATAAGCAAATCAATAACATGTTCGTCGTCTATTCCATCGTATTTTGCTCTTAATTTAGCAAATGCCGCTGTTTTACGTGCTTGTTCAATGTCAGCAAGTGACATTGTTGCATTGCCACCTGTTGATAACTCTGCATATATTTCATCAAATAAATACATATCACCTTCAGCTACAATATCTGAATAAGGCATTGCAGGTGATGTTCCGCTTGTACCTACTTCTCTAATAGGAGCTTTAACTGGAGCTTGGAAAGTCAATCCTGCAAGTGTTACTTGTCCGTCAATTAAATTCTGATCATAATCAGGTACAATATTTTGCATTCCATTATTAATCCAAAACGCGTCAGCTAATGTATGATCAAATGCGTTTCTTAATGGTAACGATTTTGATCGTGCTTTGCGTCTATGGTTAACAATTGCGTTATATGCTTCAACAACTGTTGAATTAAAATTTGTTGCTTGTGTATGAATACCCATTGTTTGATAAAACGTTGCCGTACTATCGCCATAGTTAAAAGTATCAATATCACCATCTACAGCACTTGCAATCGCCACTGAATCAGTAGATGATCGATAATACTTATTACTTTCAAAAAATGAGACTACACTACCTGCAGCGCCGTTTTCTTTTTTATATGATCGGTTTAATTCGTCCATTGAACCGTTAAAACGGTCAAATGCAAGCATTGGGACGAAATGTGCGTAAAGTGTTACCCCGATTCCGTTGGTCAACATTTCGGTTGTCTCGGCCATCTCGACGTTAACGCGAATTTTACCGCTTTGAACGCCGTCTTCACGGTGTAACCATTCGTATTTCAACGGCAGGATTTTACCTGCGTCGCCTGATGTCAATACTCGACCTTTGGCAGATCGACGCGATTTCTGTACAGCAATCGGGCTGTTTGGTATTAGTTCAGTCATTCTCATTTGCGTTTTCTCCTTGCAATGATTTTGGTTATAATTTTTCGTATTTTTTTACACTTGGCGCACATTATTTGAGTGCTTTCGTGTAGTTATAACCACTCCAATCTGAAGACAGTTTTGGAGTGTGTATGTATGATTTAATTATTTTTTGTGAATTAACTTTTTTAACTATTTCAGACATTGGTATTTCGTCTTTTTTAGCACTATTCCACCAATTTGATACTTTGCTGAGTGCCTGATCACGTATATCTATTGCTTCCATAAATAAATTAAATGCACCTTGTGTTAACATTTGAT